GAAAGTGTTTGCAACGGTAATGTTTGCCGAACCTATGCCGTTTACACCCATAAGGCCAGCTGCGCCAGCGTATGGGAAGATTGGGCGCTTGTCTACGTCGAGCTGTGATCCGAGCTTGCTCCACACGTCGGGTGAAACGAACAGGTGATCGGGCAAGAAGTTTGTTGCGTTGAGAATGTCGGTTGCTGCGTCGTACAGTCCTGCAATAAGCGAAGTCGGGTCGTTTGCCGTGACGGTCCAGGTTGAACCTGACGCTGACGCACCGCTGGCAATAGCGTCGGCTGCTACGTCGTCGGACTTAAGCATGTACTGGCCAGCAAGGTCACGCAGAATGATTTCCATTGCACCGGGTGACGTAAAGTCCACGTCCTGAACGGACAAAGTCACTTGCCCAGCGAGGGTCGTCTTGGTCACCACGTTCGACGCAATGACTGGGGTGGTTGCCGACACGGCTGCGAGTTCGGGTGACTGTGCAGCAACGCTTGGGTGGGTAGTCCAGGTCGGACGAATAAACGTCTTGCTGTTGCCTCCATCGGGCATGGCACGTGCGCCGACTGCTGCGACGACTGGACGAATGTAGTTAAGGTCCTCAAACACTGGGCCGAGCACTGGCACTGGCAAAAGACCAGGTGTGTCGGTGGTGAGTACGTCACCTGCAGCTGCTTGGAAAGCGGAACGGTTGGCGTGGCTGAAATCGGCTACTGCCTGTTGCACGTTGCGGAGGGTTTCGCCACCAATGTGCATGGCTGCCAGGTATTCACCTGCTGTGGGCAGATCAAACTTGCGCTTTGGCTGTGCAAACACGGTAGGAACGATCTGCTCCGGTCCTGCTGCTTCGACTGCGATTTCTTCTGACACTGGTTCCTCCTCGACGGATTCTGATAGTTCAAGTTCTGCGTCGGGAGCTGTGTCGGCTTCGCCTTGGGCTGCAGCCACGTCTGTGATACTAGCACCACTGAATGCTGGAACAGGGACAAGACTTAACTCAACCCATTCCGCTGCAGTAATAACTAGGGTGCCGTCGTCGTCACGGTAGAACTCTTTGGCGTTTACGCCGACCGATACCGAGTCCAAAACACCAGCTTTGGCCAAGGTCAGGGCTTCGTCTCCTGCTTGGGTTTCTACGACTGACGCAGTAAACAGCATGCCGTCGGCGGTGTCGGTACGCCCGGTGACTAGGCCTACTGGCTGTGTCGAGTCGTGGTACATAAACAGTTTTGGTGCTTTGCCGTCGGTCGGTAACGATCCAGCGGTGAACTTCACAGTGGTGCCGTCGGTGACTGTCGCTGCGACGTTGTAGGGCACAGCAATACCGGTGATTGTGCGTCGGGGTTTGTCACCGGCTGCTGCTTCAACTTCTACAGCAAAACCTTGTGCAAGTTTGAGTTCCATTAGGCGTTCTCCTCCTGGGTGTTTTCTTCTATTGACTCGTCAGCGACCTGCTGCTGCTGGGTGCCTGTTTCTTGTATGTATTCGTCCTCAATCATGCCAGCCAAGTATTTCTCAATCTCAAAACGTACATAGGTGCCACGTGGCAGGACGTTGTTCATTGACAAGGTTTGGCTTACGCATTCCATGTACAGACGTGCACCAAAAATGTAAAGATCCTCACGTGCTGACCGTGCGTTTTGATACGAGTATGAGCCAATGTTTACGCCAGCGAGGTATGGCGGAATGTTGCCCAATCGGCACATTTCTAGGGCCTGATAGTTGGCTGACTCAATCATAAGCATGTTGTCGGGCAGTGCTTTGGTTTCTTGGTATTCGAGATACTCGTTAAGTGCAGCGGTTTGGTTTTCACGTCGAGCACTGTTAAACGCAGCTGACAGGTCGGCTAGTTCTTGTGCTGACAATGGCTCGCCACCTGTTTGACGCAGTACGCCTGACGGCATTGACGATTCAGCGTTGCGGTACCTACTGGCTTCTAATTTGAGTGCTGTTTTGACTGCGTTGGTGGACTGATAAACAATCCCTTGAACCGGGCTAATAAACTGCACCAAATCTTTGGGGTCCATCATTCCGCCCTGGAAAAACACTTGATTTGACGGTGCGAACCACACTGGCCCAGCCTGATCTTGTGTCGTGATTGACGCTGCAGGTAGGCGTGTAAACGTGGCTGGGAAACCGTCCTGGGTGCGACTTGAGATGTACCAAAACGCACGACCATAAAAGAAAAGATCGTCCAGGGTCCATGCCATAAGGGTGGCGTACGGGATTGACGGATCGGGCTGACGCAACCATGAACGTGGCGCTAGCTTCTCCTCGGTCATTTCGGTTTCTTGCTCGTCCCACACTTCCCGGTACATGCACAGTGGGGTGCTGGCAATAACGCTGGCCATAAGGTCACGGCCACGTGCCAAGGTCGGTACGGACATGGCAGCGTTACGTGCTTCGCCCTCGATGTACGTGTAGTACTGGCCGACCATGTTTGGGCCTGACATGTTTGCCGAATAGCCCGATCCTGCAGCTGCAGCCTTGCTGGGTATTGGCGCTTCTGTGCTGATCTGTGCTTTGGTTTCTCGTTTTGTGAAAATGCCCATGAGTCCTCAGTGAGCCTGGGCTCCCGACGAACCCAGACTCGCGGTTATTCTACCCCCGACCTACGACCAGTAAAGGTCTTTGGTTTCTTACAGGTTTTGACACCATGGCAGCGGCCCACACCAAACAGCGTGTCAATTCAATCGGGCCCGGTGACTTTTGTGAGCTCAACACAGCACCCTGCACAGTCTTGACCAGCACTGCACGGTTGACATGTTCGGCAAGTATCTGTTCGCCACGGTGCTGGACGCGTTCCTCAAGAATCATTGTGCGCACCAGGCTGGTGAACTTAAGCAATTCGGCGTAACCAACAACGGTAAACCGTTTATTCGTGAACGGCGGTAAATGGATCTCAAGCGACGGTGTGACAGCCAAGGTCACTGCGTGATCTGTCATGACACGTTCAACTTCTGTCCAGGCTGCGGTTTCGGTGTCGGTAATGAACTCGACTTTGACATGTACCCGGGTGCCGTCAAACGCGCACCGCACCCCCACAAACCGTGAGTCGTCAATACTTGTCTCAATCGCTAACACTCCGCCTGCCGGCATTGGATCGGTGGTTTCTAGTCCTGCCCACACGCCAGGCTCCAGCCAAGACCCTGCAGCTGACACCCATTGGTTTAAATGGGCTCGCATAAATTGCACTTTGTCGGGCGCGTTATGTGCCGATTGCAAAGCCTCAAGTGTGATTGTTTTACCCAGGGCAGGGTTGGCTAACGGCCACAGCTCAGCCACGCCAGGGTCCATACCGGGCGGAACCGACCACTCGGCCATGTACAGATCACTAGGCGTGCCACGGTCAATGATCTGCAACCCTTGTTCGCGTAACTGTTGAAACACCCTTGAAGACTCGTCACCAGCGGTGGAAAACAGCAACATAAGCGGGTTCGGCACAGCGATCTGTGACGGCCTCAACGCACCAAACACTGCAGCCTCCGAAAGTGCCCACAATTCGTCACCAAAGATAAAGTCCCATGTTCCGCCGTGTTTCTTACCTGTTGACGCTGACACTTTCCACACGGAACCGTCCGGCGCGTTTACCTGGTTACGGCCATACGCTCGAGTGATCTTGCACCCAAAGCGTTCCTCAAGAATGTCAGCCAACGCATGAAACGACTCCACCGCCAAACCAAGATCATGCGCAGTAGAAAGAATGTTCACAGGTTTGCCAATGATCTGTGGATACACCGTCAACAGCCAACCGATCGCAGCTTCAAGCAAAGTGGTTTTGCCGTTCTGACGAGCAACCGACACAAGCCCCGTTCGGTGCACAAACCTGCCGTCAACATGAGTAAAACAATCGTCAAGCACTAACTGTTGCCACGGCATCAACTCAACCTGCAGCTGCGACTTAGCCCAAGCCACAATCTCAGGGCCATAACTGTTGCCCCCCGGCACAGGCGTACGCAACCTGGGCAAACCCGACTCGATCAGGCTTGAAGCCGTCACCTCAGGCTGGTTCTGGCCAGTTCTCGCTGGTTCTTTTGGGATAGACGGAAAGA